TCCAGCGATAAAATGGGCGACTCGGCGGAGACTTACAGAGATTTGGCAAAGAGTACTGCAGGGCTAGGACAAACACTTTACGGCCAGCAAGCTCTTGCATTAGATATCGGAGGTTACCTGGGCTCGCTGGCTTCGGGACCTCTAAAAGCATCGTTCAGGATTGTGTAATGTTACAGAGACACTTCCACCAGGCTGCGACATATTGGCAAGTAACCGGACAAGATAAGTTCGGTTATCCTACTTTTGGCGCGGCTACTGCCTTGGAAGTGCGTTGGGAAAACCGCACAGAGAAATTTATAGATGCGCAAGGAGTTGAAGTTGTTTCAAGGGCAGTAGTTTATGTCCAGCAAGATTTGGATATTGATTGCTACCTTTTTGAAGGTACTTCAGTGGCTGCCGACCCTACTAAGGTTGAGGGCGCCCAACAGATTAGACAGTTCTTGGATACTCCCAACTTGCGCAACTTGACTACAGAACGGAAAGCAATGCTCTGATGGTTACAAGGTTCGTATCCCGAGTAGGAAGATCCCGAGTTGGGGCAGGGGTAAGTTCTGATACTGCATCCAACACCACGGCCTCCCGACAAGAGATGGCTTCCATAGTTAAAGAGTACAAGAGGTTCGTAGATCATGTAGAAGAAAACATCCCTCAAGTGCTTACAGAATCTTTGGCCCCAGTGCTTGCGCTTTCCAAAATTTACGTACCCAAAGACACCCGGGTTCTTGAAAGAAGTGCCTACCTTAGCCAAACAGTTTTCAGAGGAATACCTACTGTTGAAATTGGATATGGTAAAGGAGGGTTTCCTGAGTATGCTGCTAAGGTACACGAGGATCTAGAAGCGAGACATGATTCTCCGACCTCCGCCAAGTTCTTGCAGAGGGCCTTGGAAGAGGAGGATGCCGAAACAAAAGCACGTATCTTGAACCGCCTTAAACAAACTGCAGGGTTATAATGGCCAGACCTTCTGAAATGATTGCCACAGTGTTAGAGGCCTCTACATTGCTTTCGAGCGTGCAGGGAGGTACTGCTGACTGGGCAATCTATTTGGGGAAACAGCCAGATAAGCCAGATGCCTCTATTACGGTATATGACTCGGGAGGCAAGCCCCCCAATCCGCAGTGGCTGTTGGATTATCCCTCCGTTCAAATTAGAGTAAGGGGTGATTCTAGAGATGCGGAGAATGCATTCCTTACAGCACAAAAAGCCAAAAGAGCTCTTTTGGGTTTGGTCAGTCAGGAAGTCCTTGGGGACCAGTTAGTTTCAATTACAATGCCTGGGGATATTGCCTTCGTGGGGTTCGATGCAAAAGAACGTCCCGAGTATGTAATAAACCTTAACCTCATTATTCAGCCCGCTGTTGTGGCTGGAGAAAATCGCGAAGCCCTACCATAGGAGATAATCATGGTCAAGCGCATTCAACTTTCGGCCGATGCCGGATCTAATTATTACACGCTTCCCGGCTCGTCGGGATCCGTATCCAGTGAAGCAGGGCAACTTAATGACACCATTTTCGGCCAGGCCTTCTCTTCTGCCTATCCTGGCTTGATTGGCTGGACAATTTCTGCCAACGGTATCTTCAAAGGCTTTGCCGGCTATGTTGTGGACATCCTGATCTCAGGTACCTCTACTGCAATGACTGACGAAGCCTGTACTGTGGTGACCGGTAAGACGTTCCAAATTGATGACGCCGTTAAGCAAGTCTTCGACGTGGATACTGCAATGACCTTCGAGGATGAGGGTACACCTATCACAGCCGCCAACGTCGAGTCTATCGATTACCTCTTTGGTAAGGTTACTTTCGTAGCTGGTTATACCGTATCGGGTGCTATTACCGTAGCTACGGGTAATTACTTGCCTACAGCAGCTGTGGGTGGCGCTAAGTCATTCACACTGACCCAAACGGCTGCGATGATCGACAACACTACGATTGCCCTTGCGCAGGCAAATTCGGGTCACCGTACTTTCGAAGGTGGTTTGAAAACAGTTACCCTTGAGCTGGGTGGCGTGTATGCTTTGACCAATGCCTTCAAGGCCAATCTGGTTGCTCGAAACAAGTTCGTTGTTGAGATCAATCCTGACGGCAGCGACCTTGCTGTGGCTCGTGGTATCTTCCGCTTCAACACCCAAGGTCAATCCGGGGATGTTGGAGCTCTCGAAGAAGAGACCGCTACGCTGTCATTGGCCGTGCCTGATGAAGAAAAGCTTCTCACGCCCTTCGCCTGGAATATTGCTACAACATCCACACTGAGCCAGGCGTTGCAAATCGCAATTACCTCTTGGGAGGATGCTACAGTTATCGATGCCCGCTATCTTCCATCAGGTACTGCAGGCGTTGAAGGCAATGTGGTCCTTTCCGATATCTCCCTCTCAGGGGGCTTGGAAGCCATGAATGAATTTACCGTCAGCCTTCAAGGCTCCGGTTCACTGGATGCGGTGGTCTAACCACTTCATGGTGGGGGCCTTCGGGCTCCCACATATCCCGATGCTTATGCTTAAGTCATGGAGGCTAAAATGACAAAGCGAGATGAAATGCGTGCCGCGATTTTCTCTGCCGAGAATCGCAAACCCAAGTCCAAGGAAGTCACATTCTTTGGCCAAAAGATCGAAATCCGCCAGCCCTCAGTTCAGCAAATGCTGGACATGAGCTCTGAGGAAAATTCTCAGGAAGGCATTGTGCGTGTTCTGGTTGAATATGCATATGTTCCCAAAACAAATGACAAGGTCTTCGAGGATGCCGATGCTTCGCAGCTCAAGTCCATGCCTTTCTCCAAAGACTTCTCCCGTGTTGTGGAAGCGGTCAAAGATCTGACTGATGTCGATCTGACGGTGGAGGCCGAAGCAAAAAACTAAGGAGGGATCCATTCTGGTACAACGTGATGTGGTTGTCCTGTGAGCTAAAGATCCCTCTTAATGAAGTAAGGCAGTGGTCATTAGAAGAAATAGCTTCTTGGCTGGCCTTCTTCAAAGTGCAGCGTGAACATCAGAATGCCGAAGCCCAAAGAGCAAAACGAAAAGCGGGAAGATAATGGCTATCAGTTTAGGCGATGTCAATTTCCGCCTTGGGGCAGATTCTAAGAACCTTAGAAAATCCCTGGGTACTCTGCAGGCATTCGGTAAAGAAGTCGATAAAGCAGCCAACGCTACTGGTGCCGGAGCTTCGAAAGTTGCTTCGGCATTTCAGCGTCAAGAGAAGGCTGCTTCGAACGCACTCCGCACTGTCTTGAACATGAACGCCCAATTCCGCAAAACGGATTTTGGGACTGCTCACGTAAGGGCAGCCAACACTGCGTTCCGCAATTACAATAAAACCCTGACTTCAGGGACTCTTTCGACATCTGAATTCGCCCGTGCCAATACTCAATTCAAAGCGGCTTTGAATGCCAACTCTCGGGCATTCAATAAGATGAACGTGCACGCGAAGACAACTACTTCTTCCATGCAACAATTGTCTCAAGCATCAGTCCTGATCGCAGGTCCGCTGTCCGGTATTGCTACGCGTATTGCTACGGTCTCATCCCTGATGAAAGGCGCTGGCGCAGCCACTGCTGCCTTCATCGTTGGTCTGGCTGCCGTTACTTTGGCCCTAGGGGTTCTTAGCGCAGCGGCCGTTACTGCAGGGGTCAAGTTTCAGTCCTACTCCCAACAGTTTCTTGCAGTGACCGGCAACATGGTCTTCGCCAACAACCGCATGCGGGAAGCAATTCAGATTGCAAACGATGCCGGTGTTGCTATTAACGCCGTTGTTCCTGCATATGCTCGCTTTGCAGCTGCTGCCCGGGGTTCTGCTTTGGAGGGAGCGCGTTCCGAAGAGATCTTCCGCTCTGTCTCCTTGGCCATGGCCCGTATGCAAGCACCTGCTGAACAGGTTCAAGGTACGATGAGGGCCCTGGAGCAGATTATGTCCAAGGGACAAGTCCAGGCAGAGGAGTTGAGGGGGCAGCTTGGTGACCGACTTCCAGGCGCCTTCCAAATCGCAGCCCGCGCCATGGGAGTTACTACCCGAGAGCTGTCCAGGATGCTCCGAGCTGGTGAGATCATGTCCGATGATTTCCTGCCTCGCTTTGCAGATGAGCTTCGCAGAACCTTCGGTCTCGAAGGTGTTGAGTCCATTGATAACTTTGCCTCCGCGTTCGGACGCATGCAAAATTCCTTTACGGAATTCTTTGCAGCATTTGATGAGCTTACTAGCGCCTCAGGCATAGTCAAACTTGCCTTTGACGAAGTTGCTTTGATCATGACAAATTTGCGTCTGACTCTTATCAACGGTGCTGCAGCATTCCGTGATCTGGGGGATGCCATGATGGGCACCCCTTATGCTACCTTGCGCCGAGAGACCGAAGAAGCTACCCAGGTCATCGAAGATTTCATCGAAGCGAATCGTACCTCCAGCCAGGTCGTACGCCAAAACACCGAAGAGATGCTTGCCAATGCCGGGGAGGTCCAGCTGCAGGTCATGCAAGCTAACCAAGCGCGCATTGCATCCATCGAAGAGCACATAAGGGCAATGAGACTCCAGCGCGATGCGCTTATCGAGGTTGAGAATGCCGGCGTTCAACCAGGGCGTCAGGGAGTCACCAATTACTCTCAGGCACTAGACGCCCTCGAAAGAGTAAGACTTGCCATTCAGGCAGGGGAAGCAGATCTTGTCTCCCTCGAAGCAGAAATCTTTACCACCATCAAGAACATCAGCGACCTGCAGGGGCAGCTTGCTGGCATCGACGAGCATTCCGATCGGGAACTCTCACAAGCCTTCCAAGGGGTCGCTGATGACGTGTTGGAAATAACCCGCAACATCACATCGATGCGGGCGGTTATTGATGGCATGGGCGAAGGCTCAACCCTTGCAGACATCTTACATCTGCAGACCCTTGGAGAAGCTCAGGAAATGATCCGCGAGCTTACTGAGGATGACCTGGCAGAGCTTGCAGACCAGTTGAGCGAAAGTGGCTTCGCTGCCGATACTTTGGTGGAAGCCCTTGCCAATGCAATAACTGCCGAGAGCGAGTTTGCCGATCAGATCAAAGAAACAATCAAGGCGCTTGAAGATGCCTCTAATCCGGAGAGGATTCAACGCCGAGCAGCTGTGCACGCAAGCTCTCTTCAGATGATTGCAGACAACTTTGCTCGGGTTAATGTGATCACCCGTCAGGGACGCAATGAGCTTCAAGCCTTTGAGGAATCTCTTTCGCGCCGGGATGCCATTCAGGGCTTCCGTCGTGATCTTGTTGCTGCAGGTCATTCCATAGAAGTTGCCGATGAGCTCACACAGCAGTTCACGACCTCTTTGGATCGTTTGGCCCAAGTGGCCCAAAACAGTAATGTAGAGGGCGTAATGGCTCTCGTCACTGCTGTAAGTAATTTGGAAGAGGCCGCAGGGGCTCTGGATGGGGGGTCTTTGAACGAGCTTCTCCAGGTCCAAGATCTTCAGACCGCCCGTGAAATGTTGCAAGAGCTGTCCTCGAGCGATCTTCAGGCTCTCTCAGCAGCCCTAGTAAGTGCCGGTCATTCAGGAGAAGACGTAACAGCAGTGCTTGCTGGGCTCGTAGGGCAACAGCGAGAACTGACGGAGACAATCAGTGACGGTATTGCAGAGTTTGAAAGAGCCAATGATACTAAGGCTCTCGAAAAGCGTGCATTCGCAGATGCCCAGTCTCAAATTGGGGATGCCCTCGCCCGCACCCGCGCTCTTACCGAAGGGGGTACTTATGCCCTCGAACGTTTGAATGAGGAACTTACTCGCCGGGATGCAATTGAGAACTTCCGGCAGGATCTTATTAACGTAGGTACTGAACTCGCTGTTGTAGATGAGCTTACCGCAACGTATGCTACATCCCTAGATGAGTTACGCCTTGCTTCCGAAAGTATCTTCGTCACTTGGAACGACGGTCTTGAGCATGCCTTCGACTCTGCTACTGCATCGATGTCCAAGGCAATCGCTACGGG